GCGGCGAGGCGCAATTGCCACGTGATGGTTATTTCGCATCCAGCGAAGCGGGCTGCTCAATTTCGAACCCAGGAGCCATACTTGGAGGACATTTCCGGCTCGAAGCATTGGGACAACGTGCCGGATCAGGGGTTTGTGGTTCATCGGAAGGAATTTCACACCCCTGAGGGCAAGCGGCTGTACGACGTGAGCCTGATGCAGGCGAAGGCCCGTGAGGAGGAGCTAGGCTACGTCTGTCGCATTCCGATGCGGCTCAATCCGAAGACCCAGCGCTTCGAATGCATCCCAAACCAGGCGCAGCAAATATGAGCCGAGGCCGGCCTAGACGGACAGACGCAATGCGAGGAGCGACAGGAAAAATCATGACAGCCGAATACCAGCAGGACGTGCGCACTCCGGCTCAGTGGGCCAAATACCGCGATAGAGCGGCCGAGTTGATGCTCGACGAGAGATTGGGTTCATTGGCCGGGCGATTGTTTTTCACCAAGCAGCTGACCGCCTCCCAATTCAAGGCGGCAACGGACTGGGCGCTCATGCTCGACGAATACGACCTGCTCATTCTCGGTAAGCGCCGCGTCACCAAGCCGGCAGCCTACGAACGATGCAGCCCAGGAGAATCCTCAGAAGCCTCGACGGAGCATATTGAGAAATTCCTACGCCGCTTCCATGCAGCCCACGCAGCCCTACTAGCTGCTGGAAAAATTGCAGAGGTCGCAGTGAACCGCGTTTGCCGAGACGAGGGCGTCGGAGCCTGTTTCGACGATTTCGCTAGGGGATTAGATGCGCTCGCAACTCACTGGGGATTGACAGGAAAAGCAAAAAATGCCAAGCGCGATAAATAGAGGCTGGCAGTGCTTTTGAAAGCGCGCCGGCCTTTTTCGTTGGAGCCCGCCATGAGCAAAAGGAAGTCCGGCAAAAAGGGCTGCAAATGACCGAGCCCAGCGAAAACGCCCTCGACGACATCATGGACCGGATCCGTGAGTTGGCGAGTAAAATAGCAAAGGCACAGAGAGGCTACTGGGACGCGCTTGAGGGGGTTGGGGCTATCCAACTACCTCCCGACCCCTCAACGCGCGCTGGCGGTGCCTCTACGTGTCAGGAAACGGCATCCAGAATATCGGGGAACCAACCAAAGCGCCACACCCGCTCCGAATGCTACCCCTTCCCGGACTACAGGTGAACCGTGCCAAGCGAACCGGAATCGGAAGAAGACAAGACCAACCGTCTTAAGGCAGCCGAACTTATGGAAAGCGGTCTTCAACCGTCCGACCCAAGATTTCCGCCCGAGCTAAGAGATTGGCTCATCGAATGGCTCCGCCGGCCGTGGCGGGTAGTGCCCTGAAAGCAGGGCATCTGAGAAAATGCAGTTTCAGAAAGGGCAAAGTGGCAACCCAGGCGGCATGCCCAAAGGCACTGCAGAGCTGAAGGAGCTCGCGCGGGCGGCCTCGCCGAAAGCTATCGCCAAGATGATCGAACTGATCGGCCATGAAGATGCGCGCGTTGCGCTGGCAGCCTCAGAGGCCGTGCTTTCCCGCGGCTGTGGCAAGCCTGTCCAGGGCGTCGAGGTAACGGGCGAGGGCGGCGGGCCTGTGGTGTTCCAGACAATCTACGAGAAGTGAGATGACCGAGCAGCGCTGGCAGCGAAACATTCGGATGCGGCGCATGCTTCGCTCGGTGAAGCACCCTAGTCATCCACTCTGGCGTCAATCCGTCCCGCCAAAGGACATGTCTAAGGAAGAGATCAGGGCATTCATGCAGCAGGCGACAGGGCTTGCCACACATTGAGCGCCGTATCCGCAAGTACCAGCAGCCTCTTCACAGCTTCATGGTCAACGGGGGCAAACGGGCCATCGAGATAGCCCACCGCCGCTGGGGCAAGGATGAGATAGCACTCAGCGTCACATGCGAGTTGGCCCACAGGCGCGTCGGCTCCTACTGGCATTGCCTTCCGGAGTATGAACAAGCTCGCAAGGTGCTCTGGACGCAGGTCAACGCGCGGACGGGCAAGCGCAGGATCGACGAGGCATTCCCGCCCAGCGTTCGCGCCAACACCAACGAGCAGGAGATGTTCATCCGGCTGCACAACGGCAGCACATGGCAGCTTATCGGCTCGGACCGATACAACGCGGTCGTCGGGGCCGGCCAAGCGGGGATAGTCTACTCGGAATGGGCTTTGGCGAACCCTAGCGCCTGGACGTATCACCGGCCGATGCTCGTGGAAAACGGCGGCTGGGCGATGTTCATCACCACTCCTCGCGGTCGCAACCACGCTCATGCGCTGTACGAGCTTGCCAAGAGCCGGCCGCATGAATGGTTTGCTGAGGTATCGAGCGCCAGAGACACAGGGGCGCTCACTGAGGGGCAGTTGGCTGATGCCCTGGCCGAATACCAGGCACTGCACGGACACGACGCTGGCAGGGCGCTATGGGAGCAGGAATACCTCTGTAGCTTTGACGCTGCCATCCTCGGTGCCTACTTCGGGCACGAGATGTCCCGAGCCGACCAGGAAGGGCGCATCTGCGTTGTCGACATCGACTGGACCGAGCCGGTTCACACGGCGTGGGACCTGGGCAAAGCTGTCAACAACCCGATCTGGGCCTTTCAGATTGGCAAGGGCAACCAGCCGCGCATCGTGGACTTCTACCGGCCTGAGAGCGACGACTTGCAGGACTGGTGTGCGGAGCTTGGCAAGCGCGGCTACCACGGCGACGACTACGTTCCGTTTGACATCATGACGGGCAACTGGGGTGCTGGTCGGTCTCGTATCGAGATGATGCGGCAAAACGGCAGGAAACCACGGGTTATTCCGCAGGTGGCCGTAGCGGACAGGCAGCAAGCGGCGCGGCAAACCATCAACGCCGCGGTCTTCGATGCTGAGCGGTGTGCCCTCGGGATAGACGGGCTGCGGAACTACCGCCGTGAATGGGACGACGAGCTGAAGACGTTCCGCGCAAACCCGGTCAAGGACTGGTCGGAGCACATAGGCTCGGCGTTCTGCTACCTCGGCATGGCTTGGCGAGAACTTCCAAAGGCGGCTCCTCCAAAGCCTGCTCCGAAGTGGGAGTGGGAAGGCAAGCCAGACGGGACGATGGTCGGGCCGAGGCTGGTCGACATCATCGAGCGCAACAAGCGCAAAAGACTGGCTGCGATGCACAGATGAAGCGGCTACGCGGCAAGAATGAATCTATGGATAGCGTGCAGCAGTGGCGGCGTAAGTGCATCGCGTCTGACGTTGCCGCATGCGCCGTGATGGCCGAGCATCATCCCGAGCGTGACTTGCTGACCCGTATGCGGGCGGCTCTAGAGCGCAAAAGGCTCGCAGGGATGCGGTGACGGCATCTTGGTTTGCCGACCGTGGGTTGAGCGCGCAGGCGTGAAGTGCTCCCCGACACGGGGATAATACCAATCACTGATTGAAAACTAGGTGTCTCGATGTCCATTGTTGGCCTCGGATATGCATCTCCATGGCAGCCGTAACCGGATGGGAGATACAGCCGCCGCTCATTGCGCCAGCCATCGGCTTTGCACCAACGGCCGGCCCCTATGGAACCACGGCACCGGTCAACATTATGGACCCGATTTATAATGTTGATCCGACTGGTGTAGTGAGTGCAAACGCTGCAATCGAGGCAGCAATCGCCGACGTGGCGCTGACGGGCGGGACGCTGCTGTTTCCCTACGGGAGATATAAGCTTACCGGCACAGGGGTCGTCATCGGGCGTGGAAACATCACGATAGACGGAAACGGTTCGTCCGTTTTGGACTGCACAGGGTTGGATACGGGGGCGCATGGCTTGCATTTTGGCGGGTCGATCAGCGCTACGACGACGACATGTACGCACGACGTGGCAATTGGGGACACGCAGATAACGGTTGCGAGCGCTGCCGACTTTGCGGTGGGTGATTTCTGCAAGTTCACGTCCACAGAGTATTTCAACGGCATCTCGGGGGCGTCTGGGTATGGGCTGACGACGAAGGGAGAGTTCCTCCAGATTTCGTTCATCTCGGGCAATGTGATCACGTTCGAGAGCGGGATTCTGGATAGCTACACGCGGGCGGCGTTTGGGTCTGTGTCGCCCAACACGCAGACCCTTACGAAGATGAATTTTCTCGAAAAGATTAATGTCAAGGGCCTGGGCTTTGAGGGGCCGGCGCAGGGAAGCTCGTGGTTAGGAAGCTCCATTCCTAGCACGGCGCGGGGACTGGGATGCTTTTACGTTCGTGGCCTCAAGATCAACGACTGCCGGTGGAATAATTTCTCCAGCTTCGCGCTTATGTTGAATCATGTCTTATACTCTGAGGTGAGCGGAAACGTCAGCCAGGGACTAGATCTGACCACGGCGTCGAACCAGGGGGCGACGCTTAGCCCGTGGTTCTATTTCATAAACAATGTCAGTGTGCAGGGGCAGGATTTCACCCGAAACATCGGCTACCGGCATCGGCATTTCATGGACGGCGGCGGCGGCGGGGACGGTCTGGCGGTCGTCACCCGCGCCCTGAACGTGGTTGGGAATCTCGCCCACTCCTGCGCCAATCCGTTCATCTGCCATCAGGCGGCAGACGCGCTGTTTGCCGGCAATACGATAATCTCTGGCCGGGGTGGGGCGTTTGATTTTCGCGGCAGGAATGTTGCTATCGTCGGCAATCGCGCGACCTATTGTGGGGGTGCCTTTGCCTCAGTCGGGGGACCAAGCGATCAAGGGTATGACGACAACGGGCTTGTGGCAAATGGTAATGTCCTAATCGCAAATAATGTTGTGGACCATTGTGACGGTAGGTTTTTAACACTGACGGGTGACAGTGATGTGGTAAGCGTTACGGGGAATGTCGCTACTAATATGAGTGAGAATGGCATTAGGACTATTTCTAATCGCATAAGGTCGATGAATATTTCTGGAAATTACTTTCACAGTCCTAACCGGCCAGCGCTGGATGATGGTGTTTATGGTATTGAGGATGACAATTTTAATGGGAAAACGTTGGAGCGTGGGGCTATTAGGATTATTGGTAATACATTTGACAATTTTGCCACAGGTGTGTTGATCGAGGGGTGTGGAGATTTTGATTTACCTGGGGTCGAGACGCCTGCTGATAACATTGATATTTCTGGGAACACGTTTCTTAATATAGACAACTTTGATTTGAGGCTGGGGAATGACAGCGGGGCGCGCGGCTTTTATGGTGACAACATTCGAGTTCAGGATAACTTGTTTTCCAAGCCGTTAGCTAGCGCGGTAAGCTTCACGTTTGGATACATGTTCAAGGCGTTTCCGGCTATTGGGGGTAATAGGTGTCTTGGTGAGCCTGTTTATGAGTATTGGCCGACTGCTGGTGTTTTTGATGGCACTGAGGACAATGGGCATCAGCATGGCAGGACGGTTCGTGTTGGGGATAAGTTCGATAAGGTGACGCCTACGGCTGCAGGCGTTGAGGGGTATGTAGTTACAGCTGCCGGCACGATGGGGAGCACGGTCCGGACTGGATCGATGACGAGCGGAACTAACATTCTTACCACGACAGCCAGTGCTGGGTTTATGCCGGGGAATTATATAAGCATTCCTACTGCTGGGCCGGCTGCGGCTACGTTGAAGACGCGCGTGACAGCGGTCACGCCAGATAAGATGACGTTCACGACGACTGACACGGCGAGCAGCACTGCGACGGCGCAGACAATCAACTACGCCAATCCGACAATTAAGGCGCGCGGGGTCATCGCGGCCTGACCTAACCCAAACATTCACTTCTGAAGTCTGAAAAGGACTGGAAAGCATGGCTTCTCCGGTAACGGTCTCCTATTCGACGGGGCTTCCCGGCACGATAGGCGATGTGGCGGTCACGCCAACCACGCCGCTCCCTGTCACGGGCGTTGCAGGTGGCTCGATCACGGCTATAGCGCCCGTTGTAGCGACGGCATCGCTGACGGCGCTCGCCTCTCTCGCAACCACGCAACAGCTCCTCGCAGCCAACAGTGCCCGGCAGGGGCTGATCCTCGTCAACACCGACGCGAACAACGTCAAGATCAAATACGGCACCACGGCCTCGGCCACGTCCTTCACGGCCATTGTCCCGGCGAATGGCGGTATCTGGGAAATGCCGTATCCGGTCTACACGGGCCGCATTGACGCTATCTGGGATGCGGACGGTGCCGGTTCACTCTATGCGACGGAGATGTAACCCATGCCTGTCTTCGGGCCTTACTTTCCTTCGCAGGCACCAACGGTCGTTACCGTTTCTGGCACGGTGACCGTTCCGGCTTGGGCTACAATGGCCTACGTCACGTTGGTTGGCGGCGGTGCCGGCGGATGTGCTGGCCATGCGACGGGCGGCGGTGGCGGCGGTGGCGGCGCTGCCGGCTTCCTGATTGATTATCCAGTCCCTGTCACGCCTAGCGCTACGCTCACTTTCACCATTCCTACGGCTGCGGCTGCGGCTGCGGCTGGAACTGCCGCGTCGGTTTCCGGTGCGCTCATATCCGTGCCGGCGGCTGGAGGTGGCGGTGTTGGTACGGTTGGTGCTGCGACTAACGGCGGTAACGGCGGCAGCGCTGGAACTGTCGGGTTTGGTTTTTCGGGTCAGAGTGGCCCCACAGGTGGAGCTGGCGTTGGCACGGTAGGAGCCGTAGCCACTGCGTTCGGGTCGTATATGGGTACTGGCTCGACTGGCGGTCCTGGCGCAGGAACGGGCAGCGGTGGCGGCGGTAATTCACGGAGCATGCTCACTGCCGCTTTTATCTTAGCTGGCACGAACATCGGTGGTGGTGCCGGCGGTTGTACCCCTTGGGGCAATGGCGGTGTTGGTGGCACGACTTCGGTCGGCGGCACCGGTGCGGCTGCGACTGCCTACGGTGCGGGTGGGGGTGGCGGCGGGCAGAATGCGGCCGGCTCAGTTGGCGCGCCCGGCGTCGCCATCGTGCGGTTCGCGGCCGGCTGATCGTTTATGGCTATCGGTTATTCAACCGAGACGGCCGTCTCGGACCCCGAAAGTGTGTCTGTCATCGGGCCGCAGAAGCACATTGTGCGCCGCTATTTAGGTGATAGCTGGGCTCCGATGCGCGAGGTGACGGACGAAGACGACGATACTCATGATGCCCTCAACACGCGGGTTTTACAGGAGATTGTTGCCGTAAGCGGCAAGGGCTGGCTGATGCGGCCGGGGTCGTTCTTCCGGCTTTCTCAGCGCGCCGAAATCACGGTAGACGAAACATGCATTGAAGGGCAGGGGTCTAGTCGTGGCACTCTCTACATGCCGGCGAGCGCGTTTAGCAGTGTCAATGCGACAAACACGACTGGTTACGGGGTAGGCCAGCGTTACGGCTCGAATGCCGTCGGCCTGATGCTGACTGGCCAGCGCTCGGGTAGCTACCTCCCCATCAGCAAGGCGGCGATCAGCAACATCCATCTCCGAAGCGAGGTGGATGATGGGCGGATGATCGTCGGCATTGCGGCGCACAATTGTGAAGACTGCGATATTGACGGCAATGAGTTGTCTGGTTTTCCGCTGGGAGATCAGATCAATCTGCAAAGTTTCGTCGGCGGCTCTGTCTCCAACAACTACATCCATGACTGCCTAGAGAACTCGACGGCATACGCCGCCACGCCGGCACCGAACATCACCGCCATCCATATTGACGGCGATCCGATCAACAGCGTCCGCTGCCAAAGCATCAAGCTACATGACAATCGCATCATCAGTGTGCGCGTGGGTCTCGATTTCCGCCTGTCTCGTAGTGCTTCCGCGCCGTGGCTACAGGAGCAAAGCGACGGCATCAACGTCGCGCACTATGGGGCTACAGACCTCTCCCTGCGCGGCAACTACATCGAGGACACCGGCGAAGGGATCGACTGCTTCGGCTCCGATTCCATCATCAGCGGCAACCGGCTGGTCAATAACTACATCTATGGGCTGAAGTTCATTCATGGGGCGCAGAACAATCTCGCCACCGGCAACAGGATTAGGGGATCGGGGCTAGCCGGCATCATCGTAACTGGCAGCTCAACGGCCGGGCGCGCCACGGAGAACATCGTCGTCACTAGCAACGAGATTTCGGATATTGATCCGGATTTGGTCTGGGCCGTTGCTACAACTTCCTGCATCAGCGTTACCGATGGAGGTACGTTCGTCCCGAACGGGTGTTTTATCGCGCTGAACAAGTGCCTAGTCGGCAACGCTACCGTTGCTATTCTCAGATCGTCGACCGGCACCAACGTCTACAGTAAGAACGATATGGAGTTGGGCTATAGCGGGAATGACTATGGAGGCGCGGAAGTCGGAGTCGTCGAGCGCATTGGCGGTCTGCCCGTCTCTAACAACGTGTTCACTGTCTCGTTCGGCGGCGCGCTGGTGGGTGCGACTGTCAATGTCAGCGGACGCGTCATGGTCGACGAACACATAGTCGAATTCTTCATGGCGGCTGCGTTCACTAACAAGGGCAGCTCGACGGGGAACTTCCTGATCAGTGGCCTGCCCGTTGCGTCGATGGTCGGGTTGAACTTTCCCTGCACCATTCACGCCTCGCTCATGACGGCGGGCGTTGGCGATACGATGCTCTCCGCCCTGGTGATGTCGAACACGACGACCATCGAGGTCTACAAGATGGCGGCTGGGGTGGGTAATCCGGCGCGGCTCACGGATGCCGATTTCACCAATACTTCGCTACTGCGCGTGTCTGGGCGGTATCTGAAGGTGGGCACGGCCTGATGGCTGATCCCGTCGACTCCACCGAAGTCTTCGAAACCAGGGAAGAGGCAGCGCAGGACAACGCTGGGCTCGTCCGCATGTGGCTCAGCGCGCTCGATGCGGCGGATGAAGAGGAGAAGTCCTGGAGGACGGAGGCGGAACTCGTCGTCAAGCGCTATCGCCAGGAGGAGGCGTCGGCGAGCACCACGACGCAGCTTGTCGGGTCGGACTACTTCAATATTCTGTTTGCGAACGTCGAGACGACGGTTCCGGCGCTTTACAACTCGACGCCTATTCCAGACGTGCGGAGGCGGTTCAACGATAAGGACCCGGTGGCGAAATATGGCTCGCAATGCATTGAGCGGTGCCTGTCCTACCTGACGGACGCCTACGACTTCGACGCTGTCATGGAAGCGGCACTCAAGGACAACGAGCTAACCGGACGCGGCGTTACAAGGGTTCATTATAAGTCTGTTCCTGGCAAGGGACGCTTGCAGGGCAAAAAGGCTTGGGAATTGGCCATTTGCGAGCATGTTGGCTGGGCGAATTTCCGGCATGGTCCAGAAAGGCAGTGGGCCTACGTCCCGTGGATAGCGTTCGAGCATTTTTACACTCGCGATGAGCTCCGCGACATCTGCGAGTCCGAGATTGCCGAGAAGATTCAACTCGACGTGGAAGTGGCGGACGACAAGACACGGGAAGCGGACAAGCCGGCACCCGACATCTTCATGCGGGCTCGGGTTTGGGAAATCTGGGACAAGGCGACGGAGGAGGTCATCTACATAGCTCCATCCTACAAGGATGCGCCAATTTCGCGTGAGCCAGACCCCCTGGGCCTTGAAGGCTTCTTTCCGGTTCCGCCGCCGCTCTACGTGATCAGAACGACTGATACGCTGGTTCCTGTGCCACTCTATCGCCTGTATCGCAGATTGGCTGAACAGCTGGATCTAGAGACGCAGCGCATCATGGGGCTGACGGCCTGCCTGAAATACCGGGGGCTGCGGGACAGTCGCATCAAGGACTTCGAGAATCTAGCGGTCGCAGGCGATGGTGATTTCCCGCCGGTGCAGGACATCGAGGCTATCTACTCGCTGGGCGGTGGGCTCGACAAAGCCATTTGGGTAATGCCGCTGGATCAAGTGTCCGCTGCTCTTGAAAAGGTGACGCTGCAAAGCGAGATTACCAAGCAGAAAATCTACGAGGTGTGTGGCACCGCCGACATCATGCGGGGACAGACGGACCCGAGGGAGACCAAGGGCGCGCAAGAAATCAAGACGCAGTGGGGCAGCCTGCGCATTCAGAACCGCCAGAAGGCAATTGCAAAATATGCGCGCGACCTGTTCCGGCTGAAGGCGGAGATCATCGCCAACAAGTTTGGTGACGAGACCATCAAGCTGATGAGCGGTATCGAGTTGCCGGCGCAGTGGGAGCAGGATTTCGCTAAAAAGCAGGCTGCGGCCGCTCAGCAGGTCCAGCAAGCGCCACAGCGTCCGCAGGCCCCTCAGCAGCCTGGTGAGCTCAACGGCGCTCAGCGGCCTCCCATAGCCCAGCAAGGGGCATACTGATGTGGCGCACAGAAGGTGAGGCGCGAGGCAAGTGGTGTGTTTGGACGCGCAACACCGACAAGGCGGCGTGTCGGGCTTCGGTTTGCATGATGTGGGTATTTGGCCCTGAGCGTGAGCCCATCGTCTTGCAGGGTGGGTCAACAAAAGACCGCCCGCAGGACGTGCCGCTTTCTTACCTGGTCAGGCGAGAGGATGGGCAGTGGATATGGACGGAGCCGCCTGAAGAGACCGCTGCGCGGCGCTGCGGCTACTGCTCCGTTCCCGGCAAGCCCGACGAACCCTATCCAAAGTGAGCATCTGATATGGCGGTTTCGACAGTCTCTTTCACGCTCACCACGGCGGCCTATCAGGATGTTTCGGGCGGTAATGCGAACTGTGCCTTTCGCTTGCAACTTCGCGGGTTCAGGGACAACGCAATCCGCGTTATCCTCGGCACGAGCCTGCCAACTGCGGGGGCCACCAACTACGACTTGTTCGGAGCGCCCGAAATTTCGCAGGACGAAAGGGTAGTCCAGTTCACAGAACTGACGACGGCCGACCGGGTTTACCTGCGGCTTGACGCCGAACCGGCCAAGACTCCCATAACTCTGACGGTCTATCGCAAATGAAGGTCTTTACCTTCCCCGACCGGCTTGAGGGCTTTTTCCCGCCCGCCGAGTCTACGCGGACAATTACGCCCGAGCAGTTTGGGGCCGACCCGTCTGGCGTGGCGTCCTCGGATACGGCATTCGCCGCTCTTGCTGCCTATGTCAACGGGCTCTCCGAAGACGACGCCGAAGGGCGCGGCGTGCTGATCAATATGACCGGGCGATATAAGCTCAACGACGAGCAGATTTTTACGGCTTCCAACGTGACCATCGACGGGCAGGGGCGGGGCATACTGGACCTCTCCGAGTCCGACGCCGGCGCTGACGCCGATGCGTGGGCGGTCTTGCACTTTGCTCCCCCCGAATATGACACGTTGCTGGTAAATCCATACGCCAACTGTTTTGGCGAGCGCACGACCATCACGACGAACGTTGCTGCGGGCAGCGCTGATGTAACGGATGTAAACAACTCTGCTTTCACCGTCGCCGACCCGTCCGTCTTGAACGAGGGCGACATCATCGCCATCACCAGCACTGGAGATTATTGGAATGGAGTGGCAGGCGTCGGCGGCTTCGATTCAAGTAATAATGGTGAACTCAATTACGTTGGGTTTATTTTCGATGACGCGATAACACCAGCACTCCCGCTCAAATACACCTACCTTGCCGAAACCTACACGTCTTATGTGCGCAAAGTAAAAACAATCCATGACATTACCATCAAGGGCATGCGGGCAATAGGAGCGGGCGGCGGCGCGCTGCATGACACCACAAATCCCACAGGCGTTCGCGCAATTGACTTAGATTTTGTAGATCGCGCGACGATGGTTGACTGCTTCTTCGAGAACTTTCCGCGTTTTGCAGTATTGTCCAATCTTGGCATTGATCATAGCATGGTCAATACGAACATCATCGGCCGCAAGCTGGATGACCCGTCGAACTACGATCCGTCACATATTTCCCAATGGTTCACTGGGTGGGCGGTGTGTGGTGTGTTAGGTGTCAACGTGACTGGCTGCACGGCACGGTTCTGCCGTCGCCTTGTTGATCCGGATGCTTCACCAATTCATATGTTCGACGACGATGTTTCGCAACAAATTCCGTGCTGCGACATCCACATCGTTGGCGGCAACAGCTACTCCTGCATCACCGGGCCGGCCGGGCACAAATATCAGGGAATGAACGTCGTCGGCCACAACGTCATCATGTGCGGCACGGGCGTTCAGCACCGCGGCAAAGACCTAACCATGTCGAACTGCGACATCAGTTGCGAGGGCGGCCTGACCATCGGCGTCGGCAACATCGACGCGGCTACCTATTCGGAGCTGCCATCGAGCGGCTTCCTCCGCATCAATAACTGCAACTTCGACTGCTCCGTAAGCGGCATCCATGCCGTTGTAGCATGGGACGAGTTCAAGCTCTCCGACTCCAAGTTCACCGCTCCACTGGTTTGTGAACTGAACGGGAAGAGCTACCCGAACTGGCGGGTGCGCAACACCGAATTTACCGGCACTGACCCTGCCAATCCTATTATCCGGGATAACTATCTCCCCAAGACCGATATGGGAAATTGGAACTTTAAGGAATGCGTCTTCCAGAATGGAACCTACGGCTTTGACATCCTCGGCTCCAGCGGTGGCGCGAGCGGCGACTTGATCTTTGAAAGCAACAAGTTTCTGGACATCTCGCTGCGCGCCATCCGGTTTGGCTCGACGGGCGTGCCACTGTGGGGTGATCGCATCATCGTTCGGGACAACATTTCCGACATGACAATTACCGGCATTTCTGACGGGTTCGGAGCGAATCCCCTGGAGGTAGGCAACGATTGGGTGCCGCTGACCAAGACGCTGACGATATCTGCAAACGCGGTCACTCTTCCCGACAACATACCGGTTGGCTATCCGATATGCTTCGCTCTCGCTACTGGTGGCGGAGCAGTTGACCTGAACACCATAACCGGCGGCAACCGAGGCCAAGTCATTGTATTCTCATCGGCGGATGGCGGCAACGATGTCACCGTGAAGAACGGCACCGGCAATATCTTCTGTGGTGCCGACTTCGTGCTTACCGTTCCGCTCGACACGATCATGCTGACGAAGATCGTGACCGATGTATGGGTGCCGATAGGCGGGAAGCAGGACAACGCCTGATGGCGCTCACTCCCGAGGAGATTCTCACGCTGCCGACGTGGGAGGAGGTGCTCGGCCTCCTGCGCAATGATCTGCTCCGTCAGTACCGCGTCGACATTGAGAGCGATTCCACCATCCGGGCAGACTTGGTGCGTAGCCAAGAGCAGATGAACCAGTTCATGCAGGGAACCGGGATGTTTCTGCAGGGTGCCACGGAAGCGCTACAGACCGGCATCATCCCGCCTGACCTGCTCATCAAGGTCTACACGGCGTTTGCCCGCAACTACAAGCTGGGTAAGCAGGCCGAGGATGCGCTCGATCAGGCGCAAGAGGAGGCTGAGAAGAAGGCCAAGCAGCCGCCAAAGCCCAGCCCGGAGGAGATGAAGGCCAAGACCGAGCAGGCCAAGGCTCAAATGGACATGCAGGGCAAGGCTGCCGATATCCAGGCCAAGCAGCAGCAGACCCAGATGGATATGCAGGCGAAGCAGCAAGAGCACGCCATGAAGCTGGAGGAGATGAAGCTGGCCTTTTCGCTGAAACAGGCCGAGCTACAACTCAAGGCTCAGGAACTGCAACTAAAGCAGCAGGACATGCAGATGACGGCGGCCATCAAGCAGGAGCAGGCGTCGGCCGACATGCAGATGCAGGAGCGGCAGACGGAGCTTTCCACTCAGGAGATGGAGAGCAAGCACGAGATGGGCTTGGAGATGATGGACGCGAAGGCGAAGGCCCAGAAGCAGCAGATGTAGCAGCGGGCGCAGCAGCCGAAGGGGAAGGGCAAGTGATCCAGGATGTTATCAATCAGTTGAAGGCCACTACGGTTAACGCAAAAAACAAGGTGGTGCTGTCCTATACGGACGACCTTGTCGTGATCACCGTGTTCACGGGGGCGAGCAGCGTGTTTTCCATCATCGTCAACGAAGCGGTGCTGCTGAACGGCATCACAGTGGACGCCGCACCCGATACCGCAGCCAAGCTGGAAGAAGCTGAGGCCGAGGCAAGCCTGTGACCGTCTACGTTCTGCGCGCTGGCCGATGCGTCAACAAAGCCACAGGGGAGCCCATGGAGAAGCCGCACGGCATCTCGGCTCCTCGGGTAGTCTCCGACCTCCCGGCCTACGCCTCGCCCCTTGGGGATGGCATGGTAGAGGGTCGTGCCGCACGTCGGGAGCACCTGAAGCGGAACGGCTGTCGAGAAGTCGATCCTGGCGAGTTCAAGCCAACCTATCTCAATGCGGACGTGGCCCGGCGGATGGGTCGCGAGTGGGACCAGGATGCGGCGAAGGAGCGAGCCGCCCGGCATGCCGATCAGATGCGGGACCGGCTCAATGAGGCTGCGCAGGACACTGCGCGCCTGATGTACGAAAACCGGAACTAGGGAGCTTTTATGTCGGAATTGGACAGCGGTGCGGCACCAGCCGCCGCCGAGAGCACGCCTGCGCTTGCGCCTAATACATCAGCGCCCCCGCCTGCCGCCCCCGCCGCCGACGCTCCCAAGCCGTCCTTCGATGAAGACCTGCGGGCTACCGCGTTCAAAATCCATGCGAAACACAACCCGCCCCGCGAAAACGGGAAATTCGCACCACACATCCCAACGGCGCGCCCTGTAGAAGAGGCAGCGCCGGAGGCACCACAGACACCCGACCAGCCCGAGACGGCGAGCAGCGAACCGGCTAAGGAAAAGCCGGCCATCGATGCGCCGCAGTCTTGGTCGGCCGAGATGAAGGCGAAGTTTGCCGCCTTGCCACCCGACGTTCGCGCTTATGTCGCCGAACGGGACAAGGACACATTTCGTCAGATTTCTCGGATGGGCGAGCAGGTTAAGTCCCACGAGCCGCTACGAGCGGTCGCCGAACAGCATGCCGACTATCTGCGCCAGATTGGACGCACTCCGGAGTCAGCTCTCGACGAGGTGATCCGGGTGTCACAATCCCTGGACAGGAACCCGGCTGGTGTCATCGCCGAGCTTGCGCAGAGGTATAGGGTTAATCTGCAAGCGCTTGCCGCTGGTCAGCCGCAATTGCCGCCGCAACAGCAAAGGGCTCCTCAGTTGGAGCCTGAGCAGGTGCGGGGTGAATTGCGCCGGCTGATGCAGGAGCAGGCGGTTCTCACCGCTATCGACAACTTCAAGAAGGATGCTCCCGACTTCAAGACCCTGGAAACACGTATTGCCGGCAATGCGGCTGCCATTCGAGAGGTCAACCCAGACCTTTCGCCCGAGCAGGTGCTGAAGCAGGCATACGATGATGCTCGATGGGGAGACCCGACCATCCGTGAGCGCATCCTAGCGGACCAGCGCAAGAAGGATGAGGAGCAGGCCAAGGCCGAGCAGGAAAAGCAGGTCAAGGAAGCCAAGCGGCACCAAGCGCTTAACCAGCGCGGAAGTGTCGTTGCGTCCCCCGTCAAGGGGACGTGGGAAGACACCCTTCGCAACGAAGTCGAGAAGCGGATTCCACGCAGGGCCTAGGCCCTTAACCCTCTTCGGAGACCACAATGCCAGCAAACAGCACGTTTACTGAAATTGTGACCTCGACGCTGCGCAATCACCCAGCGGAGATTGCCGACAACGTGAGTGAGCATAACGCTCTCTACCGTCGTCTGAAAAAGCAGAAGAAGGTCACGTTGCAAGGCGGATATGAAATCGTCCGGCCCTTGGATATTGCCGAAAACCCGAACTACCAGCGATACTCGATGTACGACACCCTCGCCATCGGTGCGGGTGATGTCATCAGCGCTGCGAAATATGACTGGGTTAATGCGGCTGTCCATGTCGCCGCAGCCGGCGAAGAAATGCGCAAGAACAATGGCCCTCAGGAGATCTTCAATCTTGTGAAGGCGCGCATCAATAACGCCAAGCGCACTGCCGCCAACAATATGTCCATCGACTTATACTCGTCCGGTGCCCTGACGAACCAGATGGGGGGCCTCGGCCTCATCATCCAGAACGCAGGAACGGGCACGGTCGGTGGCATCATCAGCGGCACCTATACGCAGTGGATGAACCAGTTCTACGAGATCCCGTCATCCAACGCGTGGAGCAAGGCCAATATCAAGGGGTATATGAACATCCTTTGGTTGAGGCAGGTTCGTGGCGGTGATCGCCCCGATCTTATCGTGTCGAGCCATGACTTCTACTCGGCATATTGGGAAAGCCTGCAGGACCTGCAGCGCTACACCAACGGCGCGTCAGGGGACTCGGCTGGAGCCGGCTTCCCGGAACTGAAGTACGTCACTGCGGACGTGATCTTCGACGACAACACCAACTTCGCCACTACGGCGGAGAAGATGTATTTTCTCAATACCGACTATCTGGAGCTTGTCTTCCACGAGGACGCGCAATGGACGGTCGGTGACGAGAAATCGTCGCTGAACCAGGATGCCGTGGTCGTTCCCATCATCTCCATGCACCAGTTGGTGTGTTCGAATCGGGCGCTGCAAGGCGTTCTGATCGACGCCGCATAAGGGAGGGCAAGAACATGGCTTATCAAGTCAGAAGCGCTCTCGCCGGCGCACAGGCGATTGCGGAGACGTCCACGACGAAGAAGCACGAACTCGGGCAGGTAGTCTGGGCTTTCGACACCACCTACGGGTGGGGCGAGTTCATCTATCTGATCGGGGTCGCCAACACCATCGTCGGCTCCTGCGTCACCTATGACGTGGGCACCACATGGGTAACGACGCTCTCGGCGGTCGGTGCCGCTCTACCGCGTCCGGTGGCGTTCGCCATGTCGGCGAATGTTGCCTCGCAGTATGGCTGGTATCAGATCAGCGGTCGCGCCGTTGCGGCCAAGGCTGTGGGCACGTCGCTCGCGGCTGCAGCTGCGGTTGGCGTGAAGACGACGGGCTTGGTGTCGGCGAGCGGCACCGGCAAGGAACTGGCGGGTGCTATCGTTTCGGCGGTGGCTTCGGCCAAGTCCGACGTATCGACGGTGACGCTGGTCATCTCGCGTCCGCACCACAGCGGGCGCGTGACGTAACCCTGCAAGGGGTTAGCGGTGGGGGCGGGCTCCCAAGTAAGTTCCCGCCCCCATTTTCTAGGAGCATTGATGACCGCACCGCGCAGTCAAATCGTCCAGATGACGTATCAGAACCCGCAGGCCGAGAAGCCGCTGTTTATCCCGGTTCTGGTCATCTGCAACACGTCGGACGAAGACCTAGAGCGGAACGTCCGGGAGAATTCAAAGCGCGATCTGAAGTGGGTCAAGCTGGAAGAGCCGCACGACCGCATCGCCGTCATGGTGGGCGGCGGGCCGTCAGTCACTGATCACGTCGATGACATCCGGGCGCTGGACCGGAAGGGTGCCCATATCTTCGCGATGAACGCCGCCAGCGAGTGGTGTCACGAGCATCGCATCAGCGTTGACTACCAGGTCATTGCCGACGCGAAGCCTGAGACGGCGGGCTTGGTTGATCCATGGGCAGAGGAATATCTATTTGCCTCTCAGGTTAACCCCGAGTGCCTGCGATACATCGGTGGGGACTTTGGAACGCTCTGGCACCTTGAGGTCGGCAACATCGAGCGTTGGTTCCCGGAGAAGCGGGTAAAGCGCGGCGGCTACGCCCTAATTGGCGGCGGTGCTGCGGTGGGCAATTCGGCCCTCGCGCTCGCCTACACGATGGGCTACCGCGAGTTTCATATTTTTGGCTACGACTCCTCGCACCGAGACGGGCAGTCGCACGCCTACCCGCAGGATATGAACCGCTTCATTCCATGCGTTGACGTGGAGTGGGGAGGCCGGACTTACCACAGCTCGGTCGCCATGAAGGCGCAGGCCGAGAAGTTCCAGATCACCGCGCAGGCGCTGAAGCAGGAAGGCTGCACGCTGCACGTCTACGGCGATGGGCTGTTGCCGGCGATGTACCTGACGAAGCCGAAAGACCTGACAGAGCAGGACAAATACCGGCTGCTTTGGCAGTTCGATACCTACCGGCAAGTGTCGCCCGGAGAGCATGCGGTCCCGACGTTCCTTGAGGTCGCCAAGCCTGATGGGCTGGTGATCGACTTCGGCTGCGGGACGGGGAGGGCAGGACTTGAGTTGTCCAAATCGGGACACGAGGTGCTGCTCATCGACTTCGCGGACAACTGCCGGGATGAGGAGGCGATGAGCCTGCCGTTTCTGGAGTGGGACTTGGCCCGTCCAATCCCTGCTAGGGCGCACTGGGGCTTCTGCTCCGATGTCATGGAGCACATTGCCCAAGGGCAGGTGAACGACGTACTGGCGAACATCATGGAAGCCGCCGAGACGGTGTTCTTCCAGATCAGCACCCGAAAAGACGACTGCGGTGAACTGATAGGGCACACGCTGCACCTGACTGTGAAGCCGCATGCGTGGTGGATGGAAGCCTTCGAATGGGTTGGGGCCTCCGTCACGTGGTCGCGAGAGGCAGAAGGGGTTTCGCAATTTCTAGTGAAAGGAGAGAGCAATGAAGACGGTAACATTTGAAACGCGTGGAAAAGGCGAGGACTGGGCCACGTGGGTCAACGACAACGACGACAGCGGCTCCGAGACCATCGAGCGGCTGAAGAGCACCGACTTCTGGTCGGTCATCGAAGGCTCTTACAAGAACTGGGTTGCCGCGAAGAGGCCGGCTCCAGCCAAGCTGGCGGCAGACGAGGCGGCCAGGAAGGCTGAAGTCGCGGCGGCAGCGGCAGCGGCAGACAAGAAGGCCAGGGACGAAGCTGCCGCAGCCGCCAAAAAGGCCGAGGCACCCAAGAAGGTCGAAGAGCCAAAACACCCAAGCACGCGCGGCGACTTCACGGCCTTTGAGAAGTCTGCACCACACGGCAAGCAGAAGTAGGGCGCGTCATGGCAAACGGCCTACAAATCCAGAATGAGGAGACCATGCGGGCGCGCAGCGTCCCATGGATTACTCATATCGAGTTCCGCACCGAATATGAGAAGCAGACGCGGGAGGAGAAGCAGACCACCATCGAGATCGTGCGCGTTGCCGACCCGACCGACGAAACCAAGGTGACGGAAAAGCGCATGCCGCGCGAGACGACGCGCACCATCGTCGAGACGGTGCCGGTCGACTACGTGTCGTGGTCGCTTCGTCCGCAAACCAGCGGCAACATCCCACCGACGTTTTCCGACAAGGTGGCACGTGTTGCCAAGTCCCGGGAGTTGTGGCCTAAAATTGAGCCGGTCTACGAGGCGTGGAAGCGGAACGAAGAGCCGCCAGTGGATGGAATGCCGCTGTCGAGATGGGGGCACCTGACACCGGCCCAACTCAAAATCATCAGGGATGCCGAATACAAGACCGTCGAGGACTTTGCGACGGCTCCGAGCGGCCATCTGATGAAGCTTCCTCTCCCAGGCGTTCTGGAGATCCAGAAGGAGGCTATCGAGTTCCTGCGCATTCAAGGTGTCATGCAGGACGGGCCTGTTCCGGCACAGATCGCGGTCCAGATGACGGCTATGTCTGAAGAGAATACGGCGCTTAAGCTCCGCATGGCGGAAATGGAGGAGGTGTTCGCCCGCCTTCGCCACGAAGAGAATGAGCCGGTGAAGCGAGGGCCCGGCCGGCCGCGCAAGAACCCAGAGCAGCAGCCAGAGGAAGCGGAGGCCGCTTAGGGTGTCCCTCCTCACCATGGTGCAGGATGCCTGCGACAAGGTAGGCATCCCGCGGCTTTCCACGGTTGTCGGCTCTGCCAGTCCGGACGCACGGCAGATGCTTGCACTTGCCAATGCGGAAGGTGAGGAGCTTGCCAGGAAGACGACGTGGGAAGCACTGACCAAAGAGAAGACGTTCACCGCGACAGCGACAGAGACGCAGACCAGCGCGCTGCCGACCGACATGCGGTTCATGATCAACGAGACGTTCTTCAACCGCAGCCGGCAGCGCCGCGTCATTGGGCCTCTGACTCCGGAGGAGTGGCAGCTCCAGAAGGCGACGACGGCGCAAATCTACTTCGACCAGTACCGCATTCGCGGGGCAGCCATCCTGCTCATGCCGGTGCCGACAGATGGCGATACGTATGCCTTCGAATACATCACGAAGAACTGGGCGACGACGAATGCAGTCCCTCCCGTCGATAGGACGGACGGCTTTGCGGCCGACACGGACCAGACGAAGCTGAATGTCTTCGCGACGACGCTGGGCATTGTCTGGCGCTGGAAGTCGTCCAAGGGACTGGACTACGCGGAGGACTTTCGCACCTACGAGCTTACGGTTGCTAACCTCGTCGCGCGAGACGGTAGCCGGCGCACTATCTCGATGGGAGGGCGGTTCAG